ATTATGTGTTTGAATTATCACCTTGTGGATGAGGATTAGATTGTCATAGAACTTATGAGGCATTAATATTAAATACAATCCCAATTGTTAGAACTAATACACTAGATCCAATATATTTAGAACATAATTTACCGGTCGTTATAGTTAATGAATGGGATGAAGTAACAAAAAAAAAAATCTGGAAAAATGGCATGAAAAATATAAAAATTATTTTACAGATGAATTAGACAAAAAAATGAGAATTAATTATTGGAACAATTTTTAATTATTTAATAAATAAGAGATTATATATTGTTTATCACCACCATTTTTCTCTCTTATTTCTTTATGAAATTGAACATGTTCACAATCTTCATTTATCGAACTCTTACTATAATCTACCCTGTCGTATCTACAGTTTTTAATTTTATCCATTTTATATATTACTAGACCTCCAAATGCCTATAAAACTTTATATGGGTTTTCATTACTATTAATTATATATTTATTTTTAGTATCGAATCAATGGAACAAATGTTTTTGCTTTACATTACATAATGATTTCCTCCAACTCCAACAATTTTCGTTGTATTTATCTTTTAGTAGTGTCCAAAAATTATAATAATGTTTCTTTTGATTAGCTGACATGAAAAAAATTAAATCTAATATAAATTTAATCCATTATTTTTTTATTTTTATATATATTATTATATATATATATAGAATGTCAATTACAAATATTTTACTTATTATTATTATTATTATTATTTTAGCTTATGTTTTAATTTGTAATATTATAGAAAAAATTATAAATATTTCTGAAAATAATCTTAAATTTTATGTTATTAATATGGAAAAAAATAAAGATAGATTGAAAAATATAATGCAAAAGGCAAAAAAACAAAAAATAAATTTAGAAAAAATAGAGGCTGTAAATGGTAAAACATTTGATATAGAATATATAAAGAACTGGCCATGTTTATCATCGGATAGTCATTATGGTTATAAAGGGTTACAATTAAGCAATTTAAAAATATTTAAAAAAGTAAAAGAAATTAAAAAAAAACCAGAATGGATTGTAATATTTGAAGATGATGCGGAAATACCCAATGACTTTTTAAAAATTATAAACAAAAGTATATTAAATTATCCAAAAGTAAAAGTAATAAATTTTGATCATAGACAGAGTTGTAAACAAAATGAATATGCTGGATGTTGTATGAGTTGTGTTATGTATAAATATGAAATTATAGAAATGTTAATTAAATATTTAGATTATGAAACGAATGACTTTATGAAAAATTATAAAAAATTATATAATCAAGATTGTTTATGGGATTGGTATATCTTTAATTTATTAGAAAAATTTAAAATACCTATGGTTTGTGTTCCAGTTGTTAAATCTGGTAATTTTGTTAGTACTTTATCTGTTTAATATATTGAATATTTTTATATATAAAATAATAATATCTATTATATAATGTGGTATAATTATATTTTATTATGGAAAAATAATAACAAAATTAGAACTTATAATGGTATGACCAACAACATAGAAAGAAGGTTAAAACAACATAATAATATATTAAAAGGTGGCGCTAAAGCTACTACTAATATAATTAAAAAATATCCTGATACAGAATGGAAACTAATTTGTTATATATCTGATTTTGAAAATAAAAGCGAAGCAATGAAGGCAGAATGGAGGATTCGTCGTCCAGATTTTAAGAAATATAAAAAAAAAGAATTTATTGGACCAGAAGGGAGAATCAGAGGATTAAATTATATAATAAATAATAGTGATAAATGGACATCTACAAGTCAAAATATAAAAGATCAAAATTTAATAATAAATTTAAATAATGATTATAAAAATTTATTAGATATAAAAGATATTGAATTTAATATAAATATTGTTATTTTTTAAATTAGTTCTAATTATTTATTTTTTAAATTCTTTAATTCTTTAAATTCTTTGTTTTTTTTTCTTTCTTCTATTATTAAATCAACTACTATATTATGATTAACTAATACTGTTTCTTTTTTAATTTCTAATTTCTTTATACTTTCTTCTATTGAATTTAATTTCTTATTAATATCCATTAATTCATTTTCAAAATATTTAATATTATCCATTAAAATTAATTATTAATATTTGTTTATATTATTTAAAAAAAGTTTTTTTTTGATTTTCTAATTTTACCATTTTTACCCATTCTTTATCTTTTAATTTTATTTCTTTTTCTAATAATTCCCAATCTTTTTCTGATAATTTATCAGAAATATCAATATAATAAATACTTCTATTTAAAAAGAAATTATTTTTATCTAAAATTTTATTAACAGCATTATATATTTGATATATATAGTCTTTAGGAATTTCATCAATATTAATTAATGATTCATCTTCTTCAAAATCATCTAAAAAATCTAATAATTTATCAATATCTTCTTTACTTACTTCTTTTTCTTTCTTTTTACCTATTATATAAAATTCGCCAGACCAAGGATTTAACATTGGTTTATAAAAATATATTTTTTCAAAATATATAATTAATAAATATATTAATCCAATAAATGCAGGTTGATCTGTCATTGTAATACGATGTTTTATTATACCATTTTTATTTAATGGTGTATTATATAACAACAATATTAATTGTGCTACTAATAATTTTGGAGCTAATTTTCTATTTTCATACCAATTTAAACCACAGTCAAATGTTATTAAATCAACATCATTATATTTTTCTTTATAATAAAATAAATTTTTTCTATCTGTTATATCTCCACTTGAATTAACTCCAAAATCCCACCTATCTTTATAATTTCTAATTAATTTATAATCATCACCTATTGCTATTTTATTTTTAGGATTTAATGATTGTGCATGCCAATTAAATTTTTCTGTATTTGTTTTAGTTTTTAGATAATGTCCTAATGCTAAAATAAAATTACCAGGAGCTTCACAATAATGCATTGTTTTATATTCTATTTTATTTTTATCAATAATATCAATATTAGTAATTATTTCATAAAATTTTAACCAACCTCTACTCGGGGCTCTTCCATGGTATCTTATATTAAAGTTTTTTAAAATATATTTTCTTATTGTTGTTTCATAATATCTTATTCTTTTTTTAATTCTATCATATTTTTCTTTAGAACGAGTTTCAAATAATCTACCTATATAAGCATGATTTAATAATAACTTAGTAATAATTTCAATATTTTTATATTTCTTTTTATTGTCTATTTTTATAATAGGTAAGGACTTTTTTATAATACCCACTTTAATTGGAGTATCTTCACTTATCGTATTTAATAAAATATTATTACTAAATGTTTTTTTTAAATTTTGATAATCAAATGTTTTTGATAATTTTAAGTTTAATTCTTTTGCTAAATTAATAGAAAATCTTAATTTATATTGATTATATAATTTTTCTTTTTCTTTATTTCCTTTTATATTTTTTTCATAGTAAATTATATTATCTAAAAATTTTATATAATTATTTAATTTCTTATTATTATAAGTTTTAATTTTTGTAATTATTTTTGGCATTTCTTTGTAATGTAAAATAGATTCTAAATATTTAATATTAGAAGATTCTTTTAATTCTGTATTATTAAATAGAATACTTTTATATATTTTATTAACTATATTTTTGTCTAAATTAGTATTATCTTCTATTTTCTTTTTTTCAACTAATTCTAATATTTCTAATAATTTCTTATAAAAATTTTCTTTTTCAAGGTAATTTATTAAATAAATATGTAATCCAAATAAACCAGGTTTAGCAATTTTAGAATTAATTATTTTTATAGTTTCGAAATTATAACATAATAAATAAAAAATATCTATTGATAATTTAGAATCTAATCCAGGTAATATTAAAATTATATTACCATTTTTTTTTAAACATTTAAATGCTAAAGTAATATAAGATAAAAAAAGTAAATTATTTTTTTGAGTATGTAAATAATATTCTTGGTTTTTTTTTTGATATATATCAATATACATAAAATTAACTTTTAATTCTATATTTTTAATATAATTACTATGTAGTTTATCAACATTTTTATTATAATTAATTTTATTAGAATATCCATTAATTCTATTTTTTAAAATATTATAATTATTTATATTATAATTATCTGTAATTATTTGATATATATTAGCATTATTATATTTACTATTTGATAATATAATATAATTTAATGCTTCTGAAAATGAATAATTATTTGATAATATTAACCATTTATTATTTAAATTTTTAATTTCATTTAAATCTATTGCTTCATTTAAATCTATTAATGAATAAACTGGTATAATTTTATTTATAAATTTATAATCTAATATATTATCTTTTTTTAAGTAATAATAAAAATCATAATTATATATTTCATTTAAATTTAATTTTATTTCAAGTAATTTTATTTTATCTATTTTATCATTTATTATATTTAATAAATGATCATTGTATATACTTGATATAATTTTATTTGTATTATTAGTTATACTTACTTTAAATTTAGGTTTTATAATTTCATCATTATTAATTTCATAAGTGTTAGTTTTTAAATTACCACCTTTCATATCTTTTTTTTTTTCTAATATACTTTTAAATTTTATTAATTTATTAAAATCTTCTTTAATTAATATGACTTTTTCTAAATTTTCATTTTCTAAAAGAAATTTAGAAAATATATATATATTTTTAATATTTTTTAAAAATTTTGGTTTCAAATCTAGTTTTAATTTGTAACAATATAATCTAAAATCTTGTATAATTTCTATTACTTTATATTCAGCTTCAGTTTCTGAATTAGACAAGTTAATAGTTTTTGGTATATCTTGTATATTAAAATCTTCTTTATTAATTAATTCTAATTTTATTATATTTTTATTTAAATTATATATTTTATATTTTAAATTATTTATATTAAAAATATTACCTAATTTTAAATTATTTACATTATCTAATTTTAATTGTAATGTATTTATATAATAATAAATATTATGTAATTCTAAATAATTTACCTTATATCTTTCATTTAAAAATCCATAATATATAAAATTATTTCTAAAAGAAACTACATCAAATTCATCATAATCATTTTTATATATAAAAATTTTAAATATTTTTTTAATAAGTGGTAAATGTGATTTATCTATATCTCTAAACTTATAATCAAAACTAGGAAATTTATATACTTTAACTGGAAAATATAAAACTCCTATATACTTCCATTTTGAATCTGTATTTGTATTTGTATCAAATCTTTTATTTATACCATAATCTAAAAATACTATAGGAATTTTTATTTCATTTAAATTAGATATTTGATTATAAAGTTGTGCTTTATTTAAATCTACATGCCAATTTAGATATTTCTCACTTTCAATTATATTATTTCTATTTGGTGCTCCCTGAAATAAATTAGCCATATATTTTATTGTACATCTCCTAAAATTATTTACATCTTGTCTATCTCCTAAAATCATAGTTCTATTTTTTTTTTTTTCATCTTTTTTTTTTTTATCTTCTATTAATTCATTTAAAAATTTAAATTCATCACATTCTTCATTTTTTTTTATATCCCAGTCTGTCCATTCTAAAATATTTTCTTTTTTACTATCTTCTAATAATATTTCATAATTTTTTATTCTATTATTTAAATCTTTTTCAAAAGAATCTTCGGAAATTTTATAATGACTAATATACTTTTCTTTTTCATTAATATTTATAGTTTTTTGTAATTCTTTAAAATATTCTAATAAATTTTTTAAAGCTTCTGATCTTTTTTTTAATATATGTGTAGCTTTGTCCTTATTCATTTCAAATAATCTATCTATATTTTGTTTTTCTAATGTAGTTCCATAATTAACATTATATTGTTTTTTTGTTTCAACATATATTTTAATTAATTTTTTTATTGATTCTTCATTTGTTCTATAAAATTCATTTGATACAAAAACATTACCATCATCAATTTCTTTTTTTTGTATTACCTGCTTATCTGGATTATATTGAATAAATGTAACTTTTTCAACATAATCATAATCATTATTAATTTCATCTAAATGTTTTTTAACATTTTCATCAACATCTATTATATATGTACAATTATGATTTTCATTATCATTAACAAGTTTATCTTCATCTATATATTTTCTATTATCATGTTTATTCATACATCCATTACCAAAATCTGTATAAGGAAAGTATTTTTTAATATCATCTCGTAAATAACCACAATAACAAATATTTTCAACTATAATTTTTTCATTAATTTTTTCATTAATTTCATTTCTTTTTTCTTTTATTTCATCTTCATCCTTTATTGGTATATATATATTTCAGTTGGATTAAAAATATTTTTAATATAATAACCCTTTTCGTTTAAATATTTAAAATCTATATTTATTTTATTTTCAAATTTAAAATATAATAATTTTTTTTTTTCATAATTTAATTGTTTTGTAATATTATATAAATTTAATATATTACATTTAAATATATTATTTGAATTTTTATAACAATTGTTAATAACATTATGATTTGAATTCATACCATTTATATTTAA